GTTATTGTTTTGGTTTGTTCAACCACAACGGTTTTACGCCGGTTGCGCGGCATCTTGAAAGTCAAGTGTATGTAGATCAGAAACAAAAAGAAGACTTTTGGCCCCGCTAAGTTAAAAGTTACACGCCATTTGTCGGGTATATATGAAACTACCAAACGGGGACCACGCTATGAGTTCATCCAAAACACACTTGCTAGAGTGTTTTGAACAATTAAACAAAGAGCTTTTAGTTTTCAGCGCAAAAAAGAGGGTAAAGGTATAAAATACAAGGGTCTCAGTTACACAACCTCAAAGCGAAAAATGGCTCGGCATAGTTTCGATGCACGAGTCCCAAATACGTTTATCGAAATGGGATAAACCACTGATTACCGTGGTTAAACATATCGCTAATATTTGTGTCAACTGGTATACAATTTATATACATATCTACAAAATTGAATTTCTTAGTACGCCAAAAATGGTGCCAACAACTGGTCACCACTAGGGGGTACAAAATACGGTGCTATGGCACGAGGCGCCAACACACCATAACCTTCACCAGGAAGGGGGTAGTCTGTTTCCATCAATTGATTGATGTGTTCAAATTTCGCCACAAAGGGCTCGGGTTGTCCAGTTAGAAAGTTGAATGAGCTATTCAACGCAAAATCTAGCTCACGTTCGCAACTTTCCATGCAAACATTCGGATAATTTGCATCCCACCACTCATGCATGCGTTCCTCATCAGCATCATGGATTTCTCTACTGTGTAAATGTTGTTTAGAGTAATCGTTGCCGATGGCCCCGCCATTCTCCAACGTTTCAGCGAAACGAGCGATACAACGCAAAACTGGAACATGGTTCCAATCGTTGCGCAATCCCACAATCACACCTTGCCACCACAAATGCGGTGCCATTGTGACTCCAGAACCCATCCAGCCGATCTTATACAACGTACGAGTGATTTTTGGTCCAGGTTTAAAACGGACAACCACATTCTTATGTATATAAACACAAGGGTACAATTTTTTCGAACAATACTCGGCTTGAAAAATGTTAGTAAATAACAATTTTGGTTTCAAGCCGAGACCAATAAGTATTGTTTCGATAAATTTTTTCATTTCTCGCAATTTTTCGCCCATCGATAATTTCAAAACGGGCTCCCACAAAACAAAATTATCATCACCCATAACAAAAATTATAA